CATTGGTTGGATTCCTGAGTCAGCCATCACGAGCGCACAAGCCTGTGTGCAGGGTCAGATTGACTCAATGATTACACCTCCAGTTAGCCCCGCTAACACACCACTTCCTTGGTCGCCATGAACTACCAATGGTCAATCACAGGAACACAAGCCCAAGATGGTTTGATTCTCTGTGCTAAATATCATGTGATTGCAAAGGAAGATGACCTATCTGTTGAGACAGAGGGTTATTGGACTTTTGACAGCCCAAAACTATCTACACCCTTTGATCAAGTGACAGAGGAAATGATTGTTGGTTGGATTGAAAAAGAGACTATGCGAGATGGCGTTTGCGTAATAAAATCAAGGTTACAAGAACAATTAGATTCTCTGAGCAAAAGCCAGTTTACGCCCCCGCCCTGGCAGCCTCAGACTTTCACCGTGGAAATGTAAGGAAACACTATGGCTGTGCCTTTTGACATTGTTAGCCGAGCGCTAAAAGACATTGGCGCATTAGAAGCTGGTGAAACCCCGACTCCTGACGCAGCGCTTGATGCGTTTGAAATGCTGAACGACATAATTGACCAATGGTCAAACGAAAACATGATGGTTTTCAATGTCACAGAAATCATTTGCCCCGTCATTTCAGGACAAACCCAATACACAATTGGCCCTAACCCATCGACTCAAAACTTTATCGGTGCGTCTTTCACAGGCTCAATTTCAGGAAATATCCTGACCGTGACTGCCATAGCTTCAGGCGCTATTGCCCAAGGGCAAACCTTAAGTGGCACAGGAATCACAGCGGGAACAAAGATTACGCAATTTTTGACGGGTGCGGGTGGCAACATCAATGAAACAGGCACTTACCAAGTCAACATCAATCAAACCGTTGCATCCACTTCAATCACCGCTTACTACCAAAAGCCACTAAACATTGATTCTGCGTTTGTCAGGGTTAACACCACATCTAACGGTCAGCCGATTACAGGCGGTGGACTTGATTACCCAATGTCGGTTTTGGAACTGCACAGTTATCAAATGATTGGTTTAAAGACGCTAAGTGGCCCGTGGCCCAAGGCGGTTTACTTTAACCCAGGCGCTGATTCGGGCAATCTATTTATTTGGCCTAGCCCCTCCCAGGGCGAAATGCACTTGTTTGCAAATACCTTGTTTAGCCGTTACGACTCAATGTATGAGGACATAGCGCTGCCACAAGGCTATTCAATGGCTCTCAGATGGTGTTTGGCAGAGCGTTTAATGCCCATGTATGGCAAAGCCTCTGCAACGCAAATTGCGATGATTCAGACGTTTGCAGGGCAAGCCAAAGCTACCCTGAAACGCACCAATATGTCGCCATTGCAAGTGGCACGTTATCCTGATGCCTTGTTGGTTAACAAGTCAAAGGACGCAGGCTGGATCCTCACCGGAGGCTTTATTTAGTACATTTCTAAATAACATTAGAACTATGTATTACGTTTATCAACATAAAACAGCAGACACTAACTCAATTTTTTACATTGGGAAGGGTAAAGGTAAGCGTGCCTTTACAAAATGCAACCGCAGTCAATATTGGAAAAATGTTGTTGCCAAGCATGGTTTGCAAATTGATTTTGTTGTTAAAGATGTTGATGAAGAATTGGCATTTTTGGTTGAATCTGAATGTATTGATCAAAACAAAAAACTTGGAATTAAGTTGATCAACATGACTGATGGCGGTGAAGGTGCATCAGGTTACAAGCATACAGAAACCCACAGAGAAAAAATGAAGGGCAATAAGTTTGGCGCTTCAACATGGGGCGTTAACTTTAAAGGCCAAACCCATTCAGATGAGCAAAAAGCTAAGTGGGCAATTACCCGCAAAGGCGTTACGTCACCCCGTAAAGGTGTAGTGCTTTCTGATGAAACAAAGCGTAAAATGAGCCAGTCTAAAACGGGTTTGGCTAATTTAAAAAGGCGTGTTTTATCTGAAGATCAAGTCAGAGAAATACGAGCATTATTGCCACATCACTATATTGCCGAGATAGCCAGGCGCTACAGCGTTGGCGAATCCACTATCCGCAGAATTCGGGATGGTGAAAGATATGGAGAAATAACATAATGCCAGATTTCGGTTTTGTAGGCGCATCATACGAAGCACCAAGCATCTACCAAGATGCCCAAGAGTGCATCAATTTCTTTCCTGAAGTTGACCCTGTTAAACAACAAGGTGAGCGTGGGGTGATTGCGCTTTATCCAACGCCAGGCTTAACCGTCAAAGCTGTTTTCCCTAACCAACAAGAAGTTCGTGGGCTTCATGCTGTCTCAGGCGGTGAGCAGCTGATTGCGGTCTGTGGGCCTTACGTCTATGCGCTGACAGCTAACCTTGTACCCTCTGTGATTGGGCAGCTTAATTCCAGTTCTGGAATAGTCAAGATTACCGACAACGGGGTTAATGTTTACATTGTGGACGGTGCTTATCGTTACACATGGTACATATCAAGCCCCGCAGCAGCTATATTTACAGGCTCAACAAGCGGCACAACATTGACCGTGACAACCGTTTCTAGCGGAACAATTGCCATCAATCAGTCTTTGTATGGAATTGGGGTATTGCCTGAAACCGTGATTACTGCGCTTGGCACGGGAACGGGCGGGACGGGAACTTACACGATCAACAGAAGCCAAACCGTGGCTTCAGGAACTTTAAATTCGGCAACCGTAGGCGCTGTGGTGACTGCAACAATTGCGGGGACAACAATGACCGTTTCTGCGGTTGCATCAGGGGTTCTTCATGTTGGACAAACCGTCCAAGGCGTTGGCGTGACCATTGACACAATCATTACCGCTTTGGGTACGGGAACGGGCGGGATTGGAACTTACACTTTGAGCGTGGCAAGTACGGTAGCGGTTGGCGTGACCATGTTTGGCATTAACTTTTCTGTTTTGCCCTCTAGTGACGGTGCTTTTAGCGGTGCAAACACGGTGGATGTGATTGACAACTACATTGTCTATAACAACCCAACGACTCAAGAATGGGGATCGACTGACCTTTTGTCGCCCATTTCTCCCAACACTAGCTATTCTTTAAAAGACGGTGCGCCTGATGATTTGGTGGCTTTGATCGTTGATCACCGTGAAGTTTATTTGATGGGTGAGATTTCCTCAGAGGTTTGGACTGATGTGGGAACTGTGCCGTTTCCCTTTCAGAGAATCCCTGGCACATCTACCCAACACGGTATTGCAGCGCCTTTTTCCCTGTATCGACTTGGAAACTCATTTGCTTACGTTTCACGCAATAACCGTGGACAAGCGCAAATCATGCAAATGCAAGGGTACGTCCCCCAAAGAATTTCTACCCATGCGGTTGAGAACACATTAGCTAATCAATACGTTGAAGATGCGATTGCGTGGACTTATCAGCTTGAAGGCCATGAAGTTTATGTGGTGACATTTCCCACTTTAAACCTGACATGGGCTTATGACGCAACCACTCAGCTGTGGCACAAATGGCTTTACACGAATAATGACAACGAATATCAACGTCACCGTGGTAATTGCTGCGCTACTTTTCAAGGTTTGGTCATCATTGGTGACTATGAAAACGGCAAACTTTACCAATTAGATAAGACCAATTACACAGACGATGGTCAGAATGTCCGCAGATTGCGGAGAGCGCCTCACTTGGTGACTGAGTTTCAAAGGCAATACTTTGATGAATTGCAGATTCAGTTTCAGCCAGGCGTGGGGACAACGGGTCTTTCCTCTGTCTTGCAAGCGGTCAATTTACAAAGCCCTTACATCATTACCGACACGGGTACTCTTACAATAGGCCCATTGGAAATTGTTAACTTGGGTGAGTTCAATACCATCAATTTTTTAACCCCCACAACCAATCCACAAGCAATGTTGCGGTGGTCAAATGACGGTGGTTCTACTTGGTCAAATGAGCATTGGACAGGCGTTGGTCAAACGGGTAAATACAGAAATCGTGCTATTTGGCGCAGATTGGGAACAGCCCGAGACAGAATCTTTGAAGTGGTGGTGACTGATCCTGTTAACTTTGTCATCATTTCAGCAAATCTTAAAGTACAAGGGGCGGACAACTAATGGCTACTTCGGGACTTTCAAGCACACAACAAGTTAACCCTTATCCACAAACGCAATTTTTGGATGGGCAGACTAATCGTCCATCACGGGCGTGGCAGCAGTTTTTTATTAACTTGTTGAATTTCAGTTCTGCATCGACTGCAACAGCTGGGTCTGCAACGCTTCCCGCTAATCCTGTTGGGTTTATAAATGTCACCGTAAATGGTCAGGCTTATAAAGTGCCTTACTACAATGTTTGAGAAAGCCTAAGTCATGGACAACACAATAAATTCATTAGTTTCTAAAACTGTTGGTTATACAGATCAACAAGTCAAAGATGCGTTGGCGGCAAGCCCAGGCATGAGTGATGCTCAAATTGCCAAGGCAATGGAAACATACGGTGTTTCCCCTGATCAAATGGCTAGGGTTGTCGGTGTGCCTGTTGGTGAAGTTGCAGCCAGAGTTGCGGCTACCATCC